TGTGAAGTTGTGGATCAGCGTGCGAGTGCTGCGTTGACGGCCTGCTGGACGGCGTTATAGTCGTAGCCGGCGGCCTCGAGGCGCTTCTTGCGGTCTGCGCCGTTGCCCCACTTGCCGGCGATGACCTCCTTGGCGATCTCGGCGATGGTTTTCTTGGGGGCTGCGGTTCCCGGGATCTTGATCTTCTGGCCGACTCTGATGATGTTCGGGTTGGTGATCCCGTTGTACGCTGCGAGCTTCTGGTAGGTCGTCCCGTACTTGGCCGCGATCTTGCTCAGGGTGTCGCCGGCGACGACCGTGTAGGTCACTTCGCTGGTGGTACCGCTGCTCGGCGTCTGGCTGCCCGTGTTGGTGTTCCCGGGCTCTGCGTCGTAGGCTGGGCGGCCATAGCCGACGATGTAGCTGTCGCTCAGGTAGTAGGAGCGGCGGGCCACTTGGTCGGAGGTGTTGCCCTCGATGGTGTAGACCTTGCTGCCGTCCACCTTCTCGACGAGGCCAGTGTGGCTGACGTTGCTCTTGGAGTGCGCGGTGCTGAAAAAGATCTGGTCGCCGGGCTTGGGATCCTTGTCGTGATAGCGGCTCTGCTTCTCGTAGTACATGAGGGAGTAGGTGCAGCCGGCGCCCGCGGATCTCTCGGGCTGGCAGAGCAGGCGCAGCGCGTCCGCATATCCGAAGGCGGTCAGCATACACCAGTCGACGAACATATCGCACCATGCGAAGCCGTTTTTCTTGCCGTTGTACCACTTCGGGTACTTCTCGTCGAAGTCTCTGGCGTACTTGGTATAGTTGGCGCTGCCCGCGTTGGCGGTCGGGTTGTCGAGCTGGCTGTTGCTCTTTTTCTCGTGGTAGCCGATCTCTGCCGCAGCGATGGCAAGAACGGCCGATGCGTAGCATTTGCTCATAGTTTTACCTCCTTAGCTGTAAAAAGAAAAAGGGCGGGCCGGAGCCCGCCCCTCTCCGTCATTCGATAGTCAGGCCCTCAGTGTTGAGCTGCTTGACTGCTGCCTCGATCGCGTTGCTGACGCTTTCCTCGTCGACCTTGAAGCCCTTCTGCTTCAGGAAGTCGATGACGTACTGCTTCTTCTCCTCGCCGCGGCCGGCGCCCTTGTAGAGCTGCTCAGCAGCAGCGACGCCGATCTTTACCCACGCGGTCAGCTCCTTGCGCTGTCCTCGGTGGTCTGGCTCTTGAGCCACGGGATCAGAAAAACGCTCACGCCGGCGCCGATCAGGGCGATGGCTGCGTTGACGATGGGGGTGATGTCGATGGTGTTCATCCTTGTGCCTCCTCATTGTTGAGAGTGTCCCCGGACGGATCCGGGAGCGGGTTGCCGTCGGCGTCGAGCCTGTGGCGGTTTCGGCTGATTTTCTCGCCGAGGCTCTTGCCGGCGTATGTGATTAGATAGCCGACGCAGGCGGTGAAGATCGTGCCGGTCACTTCGCTGACCGGGTCGCGCCCGAAGGCTGAGAGCAGGTAGGACGTGGCTGCGCTGAGGCTTGCCACGATGGCCGCCCAGTATGCGAGCTTCTTGCTCGCCTCGATCTTCTTTTTCCGCTTGCGCCGGCGCTTCTTTGCGGCCATGCTGCTCCACCTCCTCAGTCGATGATCGCGTGGATCCCCTGACTGGTGAGGAAGTCCTTCTGCGCGTGCTTGATTTTGGCAGCGTAGTCGAGGGCCGCGTGCATATCCCCGTTACAATGCGCGTCGGGGATGCGCTGCACGGCCCGGGCCGTCGCCTCGCCGAGTGCGATGGCTGCCGACGTGCCCTGAATGGTGATGATCTGGAGATCTTCACGGGCACGCTCTCGGGCCGCTGTCTCTTTCTGTCGTTTGGCCTCCTCGGCCTCCTTTTGCTTCTCGCGCTTCTGGATCCTGTGCTCGAGCATCCAGAAGCAGAAGCCGGTCACGGCCGTCGGGATCCCCATAAGGACGACGAGCGCGCCGATGTTGATTTCGATCATTGTGTCACCTCATAAAAGCCGGAGGGCCGCAAGACGCGGCCCTCCTTGTTGTTGGGCTTACTCCTCGACGTCGTCGAAGTAGCCCATGTCGACGAGATACTTGTGCACGCGGGCCTTCAGCTTCGCGGGGACGTCGTCCTCGGTGATGCGGCCCATGATGATCTCGCCTGCATACAGACGTACCAGCATTTCACGCTCCTCCTTTCCTGCAATTTTTAATAATAGCCACGCGAGGGCCCGGGCGATCATTCGCTCGCCCCTTCCTTCGCGGTGCCAGCGTTTGCGGCTGCCTTGATGGCAGCGATGGCGTCCTCGACCTGCTTGCGCAGCTTCTTCGGGACGTCGTTGATGGTCATGGTGGAGCCTTCGCGGGTCAGCTCCCTGACGTACAGCTCGACGATCTTGCTCATGCTGTTACCTCCCCTCCGTCGCCGTAGACCACGTCGGCCAGCTCCATGATGCAGCCCTTCAGCAGCTCGATGGTGTCAGCCTGCTCGGCGATGGTTTTGTCCTTCTTGGCCTCTGCGGCCTGTTTCTCGTTCAGCTCTTTGATGCTGTCAGCTCTGTGCTTAATCATGCAAAGTTACCTCCGATCGACTGGATGTAGCAGGTCTCCGTAGCAGAGCCGCGGAGCAGCTTGGCCTTAACCTTGACGCCCCACGCTGCGGCCGTCTTGGTCTTGTTTGTGAAGTAGTGCTTCTGGCCGGCTCTGACCTTCTGCGTGATGTCCTCCCACGTCGGGCTCGCGTCGTTGCCGTTGTTGCAGATCCAGGCCTGAAGCGTGCAGCCGGCCGGGAAATTGCCCTGAATGTTGACGAGGGCCTTGGTCGGCATGGCGTCGGCCTCCATAGCGAGGGTCTGCTCGAACTCGACGGACGTGACGGCCTTGGTGAAGGTCAGCGTGCGGGTGACGCTGGCGTCCTTGGCGTCGGTCGCCACGATCTTCAGGGTGTGGCTGCCGTTCACGACCTTCAGCCACGCCTCGGAGCCGATCGTCAGCGTGTTGGTATGGCCGAGGGTCACGGTGTAGCTGCGCAGCGTGACGCCGTCCAGCATCTCCACGACGTCGACCTGATGGCCGTCGGCGTCGGTGACGGTGTACTCGTAGGACGGGGCCGCCGTGCTGAAACTGCCGAGGGCGCCGTCCGTGCCGCTGATGACGGGCGGTCGGTTATTGGTGACGGTGCGGGTGGCGCTGGTGGTGTACGCACTCTCCGCGCCGGCGGCGTCGTATGCCTTGACGCGATACTGCACGCTCGTCCATCCGTAGGTGATTGTGTCGGTGTAGGTGCGCGCGGATCCTTTGTAGACCTGCGCCCATGTGCCGCTCCCGACCTTGCGCTCCAGAACGTAGCCGGAGAGGTTGCCGTCGGGGTCGGTGGAGGCCGCCCACGAGATGCTCAGGTTCTCGCCGCCGAGCACTTCGCTCGGGACAGTGATGGACGACGGCGCTGTGGGCGCCTGATTGTAGATCACTGTATAGCATCCATCCGAGTCGACGGAGTCGGAGATCAGGAGATCAGAGGACAGATTACAAGCGGGGCGCAGGCCG